ACAGCGCACACAGGTTTTCAGGGTTGTACATGAGCCGGTATTTCTCATTGTAGTTCACTCCGTGCTCCACAGGTTTGCGGTGATGCACTTCCGTGGCCGGCGTTATGTAGCCCTCGGACTGGCAGCGCTCGCATAGCGGGTGCGCAGTGAGTATGTCACGACGCAGGCGCAGCCACCGTGGCGTATGAATCAGTTTTATGTAGTCCTTATCCTTTGCCATTGGTGTGTTTGCATATCAAGTAATTAAGACTGTCCAACAAGCTCTGTTGCCTGACCTTTTTATTTTCGAGTGATGCGCTGGCCCGCTCATCTACTGTATTCACACCTATCAGTTTGTACACAGTAACCGGATGCCGCTGTCCTTGCCGGTGCAGTCTGGCATTGGCCTGCTGGAACAATTCCAGATCCCAGCCGGTGCCGAACCAAACGATGTAATGTCCGCCCTGCTGCATATTGAGGCCATATGCCGTGCTTGCCGGATGCGCCAGCAGCACGTCGATTTTTCCGGCGTTCCAGTCCAGCAGCTGCTTTTCGCCCTCGTACACTTCCACACGGTAGCCTTTGAGCTTCCTGGCAATACGGGGAATATCATGCTTGAACTGATAGAAAACCAGCACACCGCTGCCATTGGCCGCCTCTACTATTTCGGTCAGCTTATCCACCTTTTCGCTGTGGATTTCGTGTACTTCCCTGTTTTCGTCGTACACAGCGCCATTGGCGAACTGTGCCAGTTTGTTCATCAGTCCGGCGGCAGAGTTGGCCAGAAGGTTGGCTGGTTCGCCCTCATGCTCCTCCTTGAACTCCAGCACCTTCTCCCGCTCGAATCTGTTATAGGCCGACATGACATCCGGAGACAGCTCCACAGGGACATTGTGCATCATCAGGTCCGGCAATTGCAGATAGTCTTTCGCCTGCATGCTCAGGCAGATGTCGGCTATGCTGTTCCGTATGATGTCCTCATGCCCTTTTTTCACATCGCATCGCACCACAATGTTGTTCCAGCGATGGGTCTCGAAGTGGCATTCGCGATATTTCGATACGGACTTGCCCAAACGCTGGCCCATGTCGATACAGTACATCTGCCCCCAGAGGTCGATCAGCCCGTTAGGCGCCGGGGTGCCGGTGAGTCCGACAACACGCTTCACGGTAGGTGTGGCGATGCGCATTGCCTTGAAGCGTTGCGACTTGGAATTTTTAAAGCTGGTCAGCTCGTCGATAACCAGAACATCGAAAGGAAGCCTGCCGCCATAGAGCCCCACCAGCCATACAAAGTTATCGCGGCCGATAACGTAGACGTCGGCAGTCTCGGCCAACGCCATTTTGCGTTGCTTCTCGGTGCCCATCACCTTTGCCACTCTCATATCCTGCAGGTGATTCCATTTGGCCGCCTCGGTGGTCCATGTGGTTTCGGCCACCTTCTTCGGAGCCACCACCAACGCGCGGCTTATCTCGCAGTCGTCGACAAGCTGCTGAATGGCGGTGAGGGTGCTCACTGTCTTGCCCAGGCCCATGTCGAGAAAGAGACCGCAGCGCGGATTATCCAGTATCCATCGTGTGGCGGTACGCTGGTAGTCGTATGGACGGTAAATCATTGCCGTGAAGTTTTAATCAGCTCGTCGATGTCGGCTTTGTTGTCTATCACTTTCGCCAGATGCCCCATGGCCGCCAGCTCGGCCATACGAATCTGCTGGATTTTTGCCGGTTTCCGCCCTTTGCTTTTCAGTTCCACCCATATCACACCGCCGCCCGGGAGCACCAGCAGCCGGTCGGGGTAGCCCACCATGTTCGGATTGGAGTATTTCAGACACAGCATGCCATTCTGTTTTGCCTGTTCCACCAGGTACCGCTCTATCGATTTCTCCGACACTTCGGCATGGCGGACGATACTTTCGACGCCTCTGTTCCGGGGGGTGGTCAGAGCCTCGCACGTGTGCGCGATAGACGCATTATGTGTGTTTACTATATTTTTTATTCTGTTTTTCATATAAAACATATATTTTTCAAATCTTCGGATATTTAAGTGGCCATCTGACCACCCTACTCCTATATATGATATTTCCAGGTATTTAAGGTGGGCAGAAGGGTGGCCGGAAATGGTGGTCATATAGGTTCGTCTGTTTCATTGTGACCACCTTTTTCGAATTTTTCGCCGAAGGTGGTCACTTTTCTGAATACGGTGGCCTTAATATTTTTACCATCTGCCCCCCTATATCTGCCCACCCTTTTCCGCTTTTCCTCACGTTCCCATCCGAGGGATTTCAGCAGTGCTCCTATGCGCTGCGGACTGTACTTTGAAATGCCCGGATACGGACAGCATGTGACAATCTCACATACCGCAATCTCGGTGCGCGCAACAGAGCCGTCCGCGCTCAACGGGTCGTGATACACATAGTAGTCGCGACGTCTTTTGGGCTCGTATGTGTCCCAGTCGACAGGAAGTCTTATATCGAGCCAGTCGGCAAGATAATCGCGCAGAGGATCGCTGTAAATCTCGTTATGATCCTCTGCCCTCTTTCTGGCGAGCGCTTCCAGCTCCGGTGATAACACCAACGGTTCACCACTGCGGTACACCTCCAGGGCCTCTGCCCATATCTGCCCGGTCTCTGCCTTCAGGCGCTCCCGCCATGCGGCCACACCCTCGCCTCCGGTAACCTTGACTATCCAGAAACGGCGATTCCCTGTTGTATCTTTAAGGAAATGCTCATTGTTGGTAGAGCCTATCATCACACAATGGCGCGGATTCTTGTTCCATTGCCGTGCATACGCCGCTCTGAAATCATCGGACCGCCGGGATATAAGGTCTTTTATGGCATCCATGTCGGCATTGCGCATTCCTTTGAATTCCGGAATCTCCACTATCCACGACCGCTGCAGAGCCTCACACTGTTCCTTTTTGCCTTCCGACAAAGATATGGAGCCGCGCCACCGGTTTGCCAGAATCTCCGCGAAGGTGCTTTTGCCGGTGCCCTGTTCGCCATATAGAACCAGGCAATAGTCGAACTTGATGCCCTCACCCGTTTCCCGGTCGATATCAAGCGCCCGACCTACGGCGCCGGCCAGCCATTTGCGGCTCATGGCCCGTGTCAGTTCAGTATCTTCCGCCCCGAGATAGTCGATCAGCAATGTGTCGATGCGCGGCGTGCCGTCCCATTTTTCTCTCTGTATGTAGTCGGCAAGCGGATTGACAGCCCGTTCCGGCGCCGTAGGCCGCAACATTTTCTCTATGAGAGAATTTACGGCGCCGATGTCAAGCCCGTAGCGCTCCTGCAGATAAGCGCACATCCGCGCCAATGATGAATCGTCTACTTCGTTCTCGCCATGCGTTCCCACAAATGCGCAATCCGGATTGACTATGATGTTGCGCTGGCTGAAAGTATCGTATTTCACCATTCGGAAATTGTAATCGTTCAGCATTATAAGTTTCAACGTCCTATGCGATTTCCTGATATTCCCTTTCCGGTCGCATTCAAGTTCCGCCATCCAGTCGTCGCCGGGTGCTTCGGGTGCTTCGGCAGGTTCGGCGTCCACTGCGTCGATGCCGGCGAAATCATTATCGGCATCGGCCAGTCTCTCCCTGGCGAGCAGTACGCGCACGGCCTTATCAGCCGCCGCAAAATCCTGCATTCTGGTGTACGACGGCAGCCCGGTGACATCGGTCTTCCTGCAGCCCTCATCCTGCACGCCGAACAAGTGGATGCGCACCAGGTCGAAGGCATTGCACAGCCTCATGCTTGCAGGATCCGTTTCATGGTGCGAGTATGCGAATTTGCCATCATAGGTCACGCAGCCGCCGGCGACACTTCCGGCGCGGTAGGTATATCGGCCATCTGTCGCGGTCTTTTCGTACACCTCCGGCAAAAACTTCTCTATCGCCTCCTCTATGTTGTATGCCCGGCAGAACGCGCCTATCAGCCCGGGCTTCTCGGCAGGGTCGCCGGCCTTGCGGATTTCGTGCGCCAGCACATCGCCCTCACGACTCGACATCGGCCATTCGCTGACATCCTGCGGATTCCGGTATGTCGCCAGCACCTGGTCGACATCGAAGGCGGGACCATCCTGATAGTCGAAAACATACTCTCCGTCGCGGCTGGTGCTGGGCCAGTAGAACAGACGTGGCAGTTGGTATGTGGTATGGTCGAACATCTCGATGCCTAAGCGCGAAGTCCAGTATCGGCATACGGGTTCATACTCCGCCGGAGCTATCTGTCTGTTGGCCGGAAGCACCAGCCGCAGACGCGGCTTCTCGGAAGTATGTTTGTGGGTACTGTATATCATGGCGGCACAGTCGAAATTCAGAGTGAAGTCGTCCCATACGTCGGCGGTGCCATAGTCGATATCGAGAGTCACCAGCGTACGATATAGCACATTTGCCGTCTTGCGGGTGCCGTTCGACAGATAACCGCCCACGAACCCGCCGACATCCTTTACGCTGCTCTGTTCCTCGCGGCTCATGCGCAGATATTCACGCACCGTTTCGCCGGTGCGCTTGGTGTCGGCGCACCTGGTTAAAATCTCGCTCCATTTCCACGACCTGTTGCGCCAATTCTTCGACAACCGGCTATGGGCTGTGGCTATGTCTAAATCAAAATCACACTTAAGCTTTATCATTGCTGATCTTCTCATATTTCACCCCGAAACACCACCTCAGCATAAGTGCGTGGAATCGGGAGATAGGTTTGTAAACTGCGAGCGAGTAGCCCGTGGGCTCGTGTCTGAGGTAGCCGATAGATTGTGGCACTATGATACGAGCCTCTGTCGGTTCTTCGCTTGTAGTGAGATATACCTTGTTGATGTTAGCTGTAAGCTTAACTCTCTCATCACTCCATCCGTCATCAAATATTTCTGCCATATCTCACTCTCCTTTCTTTTCAATCAGTTCCAACGCCGCAGCGATACAGTCATTCATCGCATCTTCGTAGATTTCATATTGGTGCTTTGATTCAGCGTGCTTTCCATTGCCTACAAGTTCTCTGATTTGCCAAAAGTACATTGAGCGCACTCCGTTCAGAAGGACTTGACAATGTAGTTTCTTGCGTTCTCTCAACCACTTCTGAGCCTGTGCCAAAGTTGGCATTGAACATCCTGCATACACGCTTCGGTTGTAGTCTATCGGAGCTTCTTCTGAGGTCGTTGAATATACATGGTCATCGGGGGAGTCCTTGCGAGTGTAGTAGAAATAGCAAGGGTAATCAAACCCTACCTTCTTCAGCGCAAGGGCGAGGGGGTAGGAAACGTAGTCTTCGGGGTTCATTGTTGTCTCTTTTTGTCAAGTTCTGCAATCAGAGCGTCGGCAATTCTAACGGAATCCTTAGCCCAGCTTTCAATTTCCGAATCGCCAATTCTGAGATTGTGATTTCTTTTAGAGGATATTAATACCGCTTGCATCGCCATAGCCGCTATCTGTTGCCTCGCATTCTTCTCAGATAAGTTTACTACACACTGTCTCATTATCTTTGAGGCCTCCTCGAAAGCGTCAAAATTGTATGTTATATTAGTTTCCATCTTTCTCTTTTGTTTTCGGGGTGAAGTCGGGGCAATCAACTCTTAAATTCCTCTTCCAAATGCAGATGCCACTTTCTTTATTCGGGCACTTGCAATGTGTAAAGCTATCCATCAACCATTCAAAGAAGTTGCGCTTGCCATAGTGTTTACACTCCCTCGGTTTCTGCGGTCGGTCAGTCGGGGTCATAGTCATATACTCTCAGTTTAGTTTTGAGCCAATCGCAGGGCTTCAATGCGAAATTGAAAATAAATGATTCGCTCAACCTCCCGATATAGGCCAATAAGACAATTGGCAACAAAATCAAGAAGATTATGCCATTCAAAGTGAAGCACACGGCTCTACGGTATTTCTTTTTCATTGCATCAATCTTTTAAGAGCAAGTAAAGCGTCCTCCTTTGTGTCGTAGACGCTATGTGTACGCCACTTGCGTTGCCACCATCGCTTGTATTCGACACGGTGAACAACATCGAGCATATACTTGCGTGCTCTGTATTTCGTTCTGAATGGGTTCTTCATTTTCTTTTCCTCCTTATTTCATTTCACATACCCTTTCTCCAGACACCACACAAGCAGCGAGTAGAGAGCATCGATGAGTTCTTCTGCTTCGGCATTGGCTTTTAGCGATGTGTGCAGATAACATGCTTGCCATACCTCTGAGATACGGTCTTTTGAAGATATAATCGGCTGCATCTTCAATCGGCAGTTGGTGCGATGCCCAAATGTGATTTTCTTCGGCAGGATGTCGAGAATGTCGGCGAGGGTGTACGGTTGAACTTCCGTTACATGAGGGAGCCATAGTCCATTTGCCTTACTGCGGCTTACTCCAAGCTCTATGAGCTTTGCCGATTGTCCGGCGGTCAGTTGGGTTTTCATAATTACTTCTCGTTTAGCACTTCGATTAATGATTTCAAGATTGGGGTTATTTTTTCGGCATACTTGATTCTTGCAGTTTCTTCCTCAGTATGCCCGCGTCTTAGGTCGGCATATCCAATAGCCAAGTCGATATTCTCACGTGTTTTGGAATATTCGTTGAGGTGATATTGCAGCACAGGAATCAAAAGTTTTGGCACGCACAATGCTTGCATACATGTTTTGTAGCCCTCTATGAAGCAGTCCACATTCTTATCATTGAGTCTGCCACTGCCACGTAGCATTGCCATTGCGAGCATGGCAACATCATCGGCATCCATATCAAAAGGGGTGTTCTTTGCTTTCATCTCACTTCTCGTTTAGCAGTTCGGGGTTGTCGCGGATGTTGCCGATGATTTCATGCTCGTTGCTTTTGTCAAGAGGATTGAACGTGAAGTTTGAGTTTCCGCCATAGCCAACAAACCATCCGTCCATAAGCGTGTAGCCGAACATTCCATGCTTGAACTCTACGATGTGCTTGCAGTGACTCCCATACACTACAATATCCCCCTCATAGATTTCCTTGCCGTTCTTGTCGAGCAGTCCGGAGAATTGACCTGCTGTATTAGAATCTACTTCGTGCCAATCCATCATAAAGACGGGATTATCGGGGTCGGTTGGAATGCCGATGAACAGTTTGCCGTGGGTTTCAGTGAGCGAGCCATACACCCATTCACCGTTGTCAAGGCGTTTGCCTCTGAATTTGATTGTGCGGTTCATATCATTTGTTATTAAAGTTACCAATAAACTTTTTAAACTCATTGGAACACTTGTTACATAGGTCGTAAGAGCGCGTTTTTAAATGGTGTCCTGTGCTTACTTCGTCCCAATGAAAGTCAACCGTTAAAGCAGTTCGCGATTCATTATCATAAGACACTTCGTGAAACCTCTCTCCGCATCTGTCGCAGGTAAATATGGTTTGTTGGTTCATTTCTCACCTCCTTCCTCTGCTATCACGAAATAGACATGCGTTTTGTCTGTTCTTAATCTCGCAATGCACTTCTTTAAAGGGCAAGCATAATGATAGCCGGCATTATGGCTAAAGCAACATTCATCACAGCTGGTTTCAAACGTATACTCTTTCGCCATTACCTTGTATCCGTTGATGAATCCGATGCCCCCGATTGGGATTTCTTGATTTTTCTTTTTCATGCGTCACCTCCTTTCAGCGGCGGGATGGGTAGCCATGCCTCGACATACTCCTTGCTGTACATATAATCATCGCCCTCTGCATCATCCCAGCACTGGTGATGCTCGTTCCATACGGACGGCTCAATGTCTCTACCAGTTGATATAAGCACATACTCGCCATCCTCCGGCAGCCTGTCCTCGACGCGAGTCCACAGATGGGAGATGGCGTAGGATGCTCCTGCGATGAATAGGCTTTCAAAATCCTTGTCAGTTCCGATGTTATAAGGATATTCGGGATTTATCTGCTCGTCGTATTCTTCGGGGGAAATCCCAACAAAGGAGGCTCTTGCCTTATAGACGTGTTCTTTTGCCGCTTCTTCTATTGTCTGTTTCATTTTGCTGATGTCTGTTAATCTTTCAAGTAATAGGGAGTGCTGTATCCGGCACCTTTCAGTGGCAAATCGTGGCACCAGTCTATCTGCTCGCTGAACAATGCCTCTACGTCGGCCAGAGGCCTGTCGACGGGGGCTTCGACAACTATTTCATCGTGGACGTGGAAAACGATTGGCAGATTATCGCGTCTGGCACGAAGCATGACCACACCCAGAATGTCGCGGGCAACGGCCTGCACGATGTTTTCGGTCAGCTTGCCGCCGTATGTACGTGTGACTTCCCACTTCTTTGTATTCTGGTTCACGCCCTCATACTCTATGATTTCGTGTTCGCCGCGCCAGCCATCATCATATTCCATACCTATGCGTGCGCGCGGATAGCAGATGGTGCGCCCAGAAGGCAGAGTAATAATCAGCATGCCCCAACGGAAGGCGACGGTAATCCCGCGGTGTATCGTTACAGTGTTGCCGGTTTTGATTGCCGAAACAGCAGCTTTTTCCACTATCGACCATAACCTTACGATTTTGGGGTTCGCCTCGCGCCACAGCCTCACCGTCTCTTCTTCTTCGCGTTCGGTAAGCCCCAGGCGGGAACCGCCCATAGCCTCCAGTGCGGCGACACCTCCGCCGTAGCCCAGCGCCAGCACTGATATTTTGCCTTTCTGGCGCAGATGGCTGTTTGCGCCGTGCTTCTCGACCGGCACACCGAACATCTGCGAAGCCGTTGCGCAATATATGTCGCCGCCATTGCGGAACACGTCCAGCACCCAGTTTTCTCCGGCAATCCACGCTATCACACGGGCCTCGATAGCCGAAAAGTCGCACACGTGCAGGATATGGCCTGGCGAGGCTATAAAAGAAGTGCGTATCAGTTCGCTCAATACCTGTGAGACATTAGCGTAGTTCATTTCAAACTCCTCCAGGTCGCCGGTCTTCACCAGCCCCCGGGCATAGTTCAGATCCGACAAATGATTTTGCGGCAGATTCTGCACCTGCACCAGCCGGCCGGCCCAGCGGCCTGTGCGTGCAGCTCCGCAGAATTGCAGCAGACCATGTATGCGCCCGTCGTTGCATACACACGTCTGCATAGCCTCATACTTTTTATTGGAGGTCTTGGCCATTTCGCGGCGTAGCGCCATAACCCGGCGTGCTTTGGGCCAATAGGTCAATGCGTCCTCGATTTCGTCGATGTTCTTTTTGTTGATACTGGCCACAGACAAACCGGTGGCGCGTTTGAGATACTCCTTGATCTGCGCGGCGCTATTGGGGTTATCCATGCCTGTTATCTGCTGCGCCTCTTTCAATAGCCCGGCTTTATATTCGGCATCGAAGCGCGCGGCCTTATCCACCAGCACGCGGTCGATAAGCACGCCGCGGTCGTTGATCTCCTGGTCGGCGATATAAAGCTGTTCATCGAATCCGGCAGGTTCCAGGCGGCGCACTTTGGCCAACAGCGCCTGCTCCACCTCAACATCGCGGATGCAATACTTTTTGAACATGTCCCAGCGGTCGGGTGCCGCATCGGGCAGGTGGCGCACACCGTTGCGGCCAGGCATAGAAAAGAAACGTATCAGCGCCCTGCCCTCGGCCATTTTCCCGTTGGCGAGTCTAAGCACCTCGGCGCATTGCTCAAGCGACAGCGGCAAGCCCATCCGGGCGGCACGCACCATCGTGCATTTCCACTGCGCCGGATCCATCGGCTCGGACAGCCCCAGATGCTTGCTGAGGCAGATACGTTCAAATGCGGCATTCCACGCAGTCTTAACCACATCCGGGTTCATAAGTGCGTCGGCGATTCCGACAGGCAGTTTCTCGCCCCGGGCAAAGTCAACACACGACACCGGGCCATTATCAATGCTGTATGCAAACAGCAGAACCGCAAAGTCGGGAGCCCCCACGTACCTGTACACTCCGCATCTGGCCAAATCGTGGCTGCTGTACGTTTCGATGTCTATGCCTAACTCGCGCATTATACCTCGCCTTTCACGTTTCTCATTATCTCCTCGGCGGCATCGTTGGAGGCTTCGGCCATTGCCGTGAGTGCTTCATATACCAGCGCGACGGGAAGTGTGACAGTACGGAATATGATAGCCAGGGTACAGCATATTACTGTGCCTGTCAGGAAAATGATTTTTATCGCTTTCATTGCTTTTGCTGTTTTAAGTCCCTGCCGGCACACCGGCCGGCAGAGATGGTTTGTGATTGGTTCAGGATTACAGATCTTCGTCGTCTTCGTCGTCGATGCCTGCGAAGTCATTCTCGGCACTCGTGCGGCCACCCAGCTTCTCATCGTCCTTGAACTTCATGATGTTATTGAGTCCGCAGGCTATACCGCGTTTGACATTGACATCGTAAGGAAAGAATGTCACCGACACGATAGCCCACACACCGCTGTAGATCTCTTCCTCATCCACGATGGGGACTCTGTTGCGGTCCACGATGCCGGGTCGCGTGCTACACTTGGCATTGAGATAGTAGCAGCCGGCGTAGACATCATCGTTGTCGTCGCGATCGTCGCCATCGCGCAAAGGCGACTCGAGCGTCTTGGGCACCTTGCCGCCCCACTTCGACGATATGCCCGCCGTACGGGCAGCCTCGATGGCCTTGCGGATAGCCTCGATAGTGGCTGTCTCCGTTTTGGGAATGAGAATGTTGGTGGAGTATTTGCCCGCGGCATCGTCTCCATCGAAACTATGCTTGTGGAATACGTGAGTGTAACTCAGCCGGCACGGGCCGATTACCACTTTATTGTCTGTGACTTTCGGTGTAATCATACAGTTTGATGTTATTGATAGGTTATACTTCGATGTCGTTAAAGTCATCCGCGGCGGCGTTGTATGCCGGGCGTTTGTCGTCGTCGGACGTTAATGTCGGTCTGCCCTGCGGCTTGGCTATGTAGTCGGCGCAGAGAGTCGAAAGCCGCTTTTTGCCCACCAGCTTTTCAAGGTCGCCGATGCCACACAGGACAGCAGGCTTCATGTACTCGCTTTCGTTGTAACCCTCCTTGGAAAGCAGGGCGATAACAGCCTTCTCGTCGATGATTCTGCGGTTGCTGCGCCCCTCCACCAGCTTGTAGCCGGGATATCGCACACCGCCGAGCGCCTGCTGCAACGCATAGTCCTCGACACTCGACACCCACGATTTTATGATTGCCAGCCACGGCAGAATGTCCGCAGCCATTTTTTTCGCGGTGATCAGCCCCGGTTCGGGATTCTCTCTGGCAACGGCGGCACACTTATCGGCCAGAGCCTCGCATATGCATTTCACCTTGCAGAACTGGCACCACTCCCCGGGATTTTGTATGCCATTACCGCTGAATGCCACCTCGGCTTTCGGGCGCAACTCTTTATCCGCCCATTCCAGCAGATCAGCGACCTCCATTTCAAACTCGCTGAAATTGTCGATTCGCGGCTGCACTATAGTCATGCGCACACGGTCTATACCATACTCCAGGCCATATCCGAGATAGGCACCCAGAGCGTAGATTTTCATCTGCTCGTTATCGACAGCCGACACCCGCACTCCTTTGCCATATTTGAAATCGATTATTTCCAGCAGGCCGTCGGCGATAATAGTGGCATCCGAGGTGCCGAATGCCTCCGGCACATACTCCGAAAAGTCCAGTCGGGTCTCGATCAGCAGCCGAGCGTCTCTTGTCGCAGCCCTGGCCGCTTCGAACTTTTCGAGCACGATATTCCTGTAGGTGTCGGTGTATTCGTCCATTTCGCCGGTATGGTACTGGCCGTTAAGCTGCGCTATTTCCATGTCCTCACCGGAGGTATCAAGGCCCATGAACGATTTCAGCTTCCTGGCGCAGTATGCATGTGCCAGCGAGCCCTCCTGCGCGTAGCTGCTGCCGCTGTCGGGCACCGTAGCCTCCAGCCGCGGGGCTGCCGTGCAGTTCATCCAGCGGTGAGCCGCCGACGGCGATAATAATGCATGTTGTCCCGGCATATCAGAAAGGTGTTTTAGCAGCTATTTTACCGTCCTCGCCTATGTAGAGCTCATCGCACTGCGCGGCAAACTCAGCCACCTTTTCCGGAGTGTCGATGGTCGTCGGCTTCTCGTTATAGCCCAGCAGAGTGGCTATCTGCTTAAACCGGGCGGTGAGCTGGCGGTGATACGCCTTGTAGTGCTCGCTTCCGGCGTTTTCCAGATAGTCCTCGCCCTCGAAGCGCTGGCGGGTGCGGTGTATGATATCGCGTACCTCCTCGCTCAGCTTGCGCTCCTTTTTCTCAGCAGCGGCCTGAGCCTCGGCCACAGCTGCCGGAACGGTGTCTACGGCAGGTTTGGCAGGTTTGGCAGGATTTTCAGATGCCGGCTGCGATGCTTCCGATTGCGGAGCGTCCTCGGTGACCATCACCGGAGCCACGGCTTCCGGTTGCGGAGTATCCTCGACAGGATCAACTGTAATTGTCACCTTTGACAATTCGCGCGCAGTCGCCTTGAACTCCTTGTCAACAGCGCGTTGCACCCGCCGTCCCAGATTGGGAAGCTTATTCTCCAACAGTTCGAAAAGCTGGTTGGAAAGAGTGATTGTTAATTGTAGATTCATCTCGTTACTGATTATTTTTTGTTTTTGTTTGTCTGGCAGTATCTGGCGGCGGCATCATCCAGTTCCGCAGCTGTCGCCACCCGGTTGTCGGTCAGCCACGCCACCAGCTCCGCGCGCTTGAAATAGCACATCTTGCCATTCGGCTTATAGTGAGGAATCTCCCTGCGCATGGTCAATTTGTATAGGTAGCTTTTTTTGAGGCCCATGTACTGTGCCGCCTCTTCGAGTGTAAGCACCTCCTTGAAAATGTAGATAGCACTCTCTTTAACTTTCGCCAATAATTCGGCTGGAGATTCCTGATTCATGGCCGTGGATTTTTAGTTATTGTCAATCGATTGTTGGTGTAGTCCGATACCGCGCTGAACTTGCAGTGCAGCGAATACTGCAGGCGGTATGCCATAGTTTTACCGCAATCTATCGCGTTAGCGCCCGGCAGCTCGAAAGTCCGGGTTTCACCCATCGCCATTTCGCGCAGAACTGCGCATGTCACTTTATCTTTTCCCATATTTCAACAGTATTAGCGTGGATAAAAAGTAGCATAGCTCACAGTTTTTTGTCTGTTATTTTATTCGTTATCCCTTTGGAGGAAAAGAAAAACTGTCTTATCTTTGCGGTTGGATATATGTAAAGTCAGGCCAAAGAGTCAGACAGTCTTTCTTATGTCCGTTCGTTATTTCGATTGCAAAGATAGTAGATTTAAATCTACACATCCAAACAGTATTGTCGATTTAAATCTATTTAACAATTATGAATGTGATCCTCTCTCGAAGAAAAAAGTTTTATAAGCGCTGTCAAGCCATTGTGGATGACCTACACGAAAATGTAGCCAATGGTCATTTCATGGATGAATCTGAGTGTAAATCGAGATACGGAAAATCAGATTACTATGGATTGCTCCATGAACTGCATAGGATGAACGCAGACATGGATTATACGGTGATGACACCCGCGATGGAATGGCTATACCATTGTCAGTATTTTCTGCACAAAGCGGCCCAGGAGCGAAATGTCTATTTAATGTTTTGGGTTTCCGTAATATCCGCTGCTGTTGCGATTATTTCAGCCACATATACAATTTTTTCATAGCCCAAAAACAGCGTGTAGATGAGCGTACATTACGAAAGCCCAACAAAGAATCATAAGGACGTAGAAAACACCATTTGGCAGGCAGCGCCATTCATGAAATCTGATTGTATTCACCACCGTAATAATCAACAACTTAGAATAAAGCAGTATCAGCATGAATGAGCCGGCGATAATGAGCAAAGATAATACGGTCAGCATATATTATTAATTTTTACATCGCAAATATAATAGACTTAAATCTAATATGCAAACTATAAAAGACAGAGTCCTCGAATTTATAAAGGCTGAAGAAATCTCCGTGAAGAGATTTGAAACAAGAGCCTCCCTAAGTAATGGGGCGGTGTCTAAAATGGGAGATAATACAAGACGTAAAATATTGGATAAAATTGTCTCTGCTTATCCACAGCTCAATATGAATTGGCTATTGACAGGAGAAGGCGAAATGCTTTCGAAAAACGAGCCAAAGCCCGAAATCAGCTACACCGACGGCGTGCCATACTATGATGAAATGTTCGAGTGCGGCTTTAATGAGCTGGTAGCGCCCAACTCGGAAAGCCCAGAATACCTGATAAAAATGCCTGGATACGAAAAAGCCACATTGTGGTGCAATGCCTCCGGCGCATCCATGGAGCCGGAGATTAGCAACGGCGACATAATAGCCATGCGCCGCATAGAGGATTTTTCATTCCTGCCCTACGGCGACATCTACGCCTTCATAACATCCAACGGCATGCGCACAATAAAGCGCCTTGGCCGCAGCAGCGACCCCACCTGCTATCGTCTGATTCCAACCAACAAGGAATACGACGAACAGGACATTCCCAAAAGCATGATACAAATAGTCTATCGCGTCCTCGGCGCAATGAAAGCATTCTGAATTCTTCCAAAATCATTAGTTTGCACGATTTTATACGTTCTCATTAAAATTATCCTAAAAAGTGAAAATAATAATAATACTACTTATAGTAATGTCCTTAATGTGCTTTTGGGGCGCAAGTTTAATAAGTGTCTCTAACAGCAAAAAGAGGATTGCAAAACCGAAGATTGCAAAACCAAAAATCAAAATGCTTAATAGAGATGGCGATGTGCATGAGGATGAGTGGCACACCTACATCGCCGGGCTAAAATATCATATTTCAAAATACGACATAGGAGGCTTCACAGGCTATGTTGTGAACGACCCGACCAATTCCCATGACTCTAAAGCAATGGCGATATGTTCTGGCATAAAATTATTGGGGTATATCCCGGCCAAGGAACTTACAGACTACCGCAAATGGTGCGAGGCAAAGCCACAACCATGCGTCGGGTTTGTATATGTAGAAGATGGGCAGTATCGTGGCAGAGTAAAAATACTGCGCCCCTGCAATGAGGAATTTTTACAAACTGAATTCAGCCGCTACCTGCAATGGGTCAGAGATAATTATGGCTCAGAGTATCTGCCAAAAACAATGTCAATGCAGTTTGACATAGAATAAATCCACTTTTAAACCAACACAAACAAAATGACAATAAAGTATATAGTAAAATCTGAAACGTCTCAAAGCCTATATCTTGTAGCAGATACAGATTTAGGTAATCGAAAAGTTCCTTTTGCATTCAAGCCATGCACACAGATCATATACAATGTTGCAGTATTTAGTAGCAAGGACGAAGCATTAGCCGCGTGTGAAGAAGCAGCTAAATACGATGGCAGCATCGCACGGCGAATGCCTATAATATTAGAGGTCATACTTGATGAATAGCTATTATAATTCCGACAAACATAATGTAATCTGATTCATCTAAAAAATAGAATTCTATCATGGAAATTTCCAGCTGGGATATATTCATCATTCTCATTTATGCTGCAATAGCAGTTGTACAAATCATGCTGTTTTGCAAAATCTGGTCAATGACAAATGATGTGAAGCGCATAAAAAATATTCTTACGCCAACATCAGATTATAAGCGCTCAGTAATGATTGCATATCTGACAGGACAGGTCGACAAGTGTTATGATGCGCTCATTAATAGCACCTATTGTCAACTTCTTGAGATAGCCCGCAGTATCAAAAAACTTTCAGGCTATGAAGACACATTCGCCCAAGATATTAAAGATCTTGAGTACAAAGCCGAAAGAGATATTGCAGACGCCAAGCGTATGTGCGAAGCTCTTGGAAAGAAACTACCATCGGAATTTACTTCACTGAGCGCCTTCCGGGATTTTTACAACAACTTCTATAAGGCGTAATCTCTAACACTCCAGCTCCGGCAGACTGTTTATCGCAGCCTCTTTGAGGCTATCCACAGCACGTATATATTTCTCCGTATGCCGCAGGTCGCTGTGGCCTAACAGACTCGCAACAGTCTTGATGTTCGCCCCGTTGCTCAGAATGTTGGTCGCGAATGAGTGGCGCGCGCAGTGCCACGTAATATGCTTGTCGATTCCAGCACGCTCAGTCCAGTGCCGCAAAGCTTTCAGACACATGGTGTGGCTCGGCAACGGAAATATCAGCGCATCGCGGTCACCACGGCCTATAAGATTCAGCAGGCCATCATTCAGCGGAATCACAACACTGCTGGCACTGCTGTGCCCCTTGGTCTTGGACTGCTCAAAGCGCAACAGCCGGTTAGAGTAATCGACATTGGCAAAAGTCAGATCCTTCACATCACACCACCGCAACCCGCAATACAAGCAGAATATAAACGCCCGCCGTATATTAGGATTCTCCCGCTCCACCGGAGTCGATATCAGCATCTTCACCTCCTCGACGCTTAGCACATCCTTAGTCAGTTTATTTCTGTCTATCTTGATGGAAACTCCGGTACATGGATTTTTCCTTATCACGTCGGCCTCCACGGCAGCCTTGACCACCTTCTTGAACCGTGCATAAAGAGTATGCGGAGTCTCCCCGTTGAAACGACTCTGCAGATACTCCACAAATCCAGCCACCAAATCCTTGGTAAGCTGCCCCGGGTTGATACAGTCGACGAACCTTCGGTATTCCGACCGGCTGTTGAGAAAATCGACAAACACCTCATGCGCCCGGCGAATCTTCCCCTTGTCCGTTTTCGTATAATTCTCCTCATAACCCAGATACCACGTATGGAAATTGGAATTCTTATGCTTTCTGAGCCTGTAGCCCTCGGTGCTCTCCAACAGCTCCTGCCCCCTCTCGAACCTCACACGCTTGGCCACATCGAGCGTGTCGCGGTTCTGCTGCCTCTCGGCCGGAGTCCTCGGCGACTGCCACAGAAAAAGATTCAATCGCTCCGTTTTCCGCTTCGCCTTTTTATATTCCTTGCCGCCGGCACTCTCGGCCACCTCATATCCCAGATAAAATTCCAGATAAAGACTGTCGCGCCCATCGCTCAGCGATTGAGCCATGAGTTTAGGATTATCGCCATTCCCGCCGTCCACAAGATATTTGTTCGGCTTGCCTTTGCTCCTCGCCATATTATTTACTAATTTTGTTTTCGCTTAGCTTCCTTTGTCCGCGCAAAGGTACAAACAAAAACCGACTGGGGCGCAACCAGGGCGCAACTTTCAACAAAACATAGACACAATTAACAAAACAAAGTCAAATGATAAAATCACAAAACATTAAAACATAGACAATTGACTTTCCTTTGATTTCCTTTGCCTTACCCGAAATTTCCGGTTTTAAGCCCACTCGCGGCTCAAAATAAGCCCTCTAATCGCTTGGATTAGAGGGCTTATTGTTTTTACAGGGCGCAACCAGGACGCAACTTTCACCTGATTACGGCCCGAAAGTTGCGGGGATTTCTTTTATTCGCCCGGCACCCCGCCCTCCATGCTGAGCTTCTTGCGAGCAAACTTTTTAAGCTCTTCCTCGCCACCCAAAAAGTCAATCAATTCCTGCACGGCTTCGGGTATCTTCACTGTCTGGTCTTTGCGCCGCTTACTATGCTCCCACATCGAGCAACCCTCCACGAAGCATACCAGCAGGGCGAAGACGATTGAGAGGTAGGGCAGGTTGTACCACGGAAGCACCGACAGCACAAGCCCCACCATCGCCACGAGTATCTGGAAGAACCAGTACACCGCCATCTTCTCGATTGTCTTGCGGAAGCGGTGTGAGCGCAGCTTCTCGCCCACCTTCTTCGCGGTATAGATGCCGCTTATGGTATCGGCGATGGAGAAAATGCCCGACACTATTATGCAGAGTGCCACTATTGTCAGATGCCATACAAGATGATGAAGCGAGTAATCGCCCATGCCCATCTTGATTATTTCCAAATAATTTTCCATTGCGATTTTTTATTTTCGGAATTTCTTTATCAGCCACACTACTGCCACGCAGGCTGTGGTTATGATTGCGCCGATGGCGATGCCGCCGAAGTCCATTTTGGTCTGCTGCCACTTTGAAAGCTGTTTTTCCACGGGGTATGGCAGGCGGATGGTGTCGGTGCGCTCTATGTAGCAGGTGTCGTGTATCTCCACTCGCCTGATGCGTTCCTTCTCGCGGACATCCACTACCGTGTCGCCTTTCACCCACACAAGGCGGGTGTCGCGCACGGTGTCCGTGACAAGACGCTCCACGTCGCGGTCGCGGTATTCGGCGCGCACGCTTTCGACGGGGATGTAGTGTGTGCGGGCGCAGCCTGTCAGGAGCATGGCGCAGCCGCCGAGGAATACCAGAAAGAGAGCTATCAGTGCTGAGCAGCCGTAGCGGCGCAGCGGGTCGTAGTCGGATTGTGGTTTCATGGGCTTATGTGATTTCGATGGTTATGGCGTGACCTTTGTTCTGTGCTTCCAGAAGCATGTCGGTGATGCGCCGCTCCCAGTATGTGGAGTTCAGCACTTTGCCGACGGCGCGGTTCTCGCCCACGAGGATGCAGCCGGCGGTGTCGGCTGCGGTGTTGCCCCGATGGATGAGGATGCCTTCGAAGCCGGGCACGCGCAGCAGGCGTGGCAACAGTCGCCGGAACTTGGGGGAAATGTTCACCACCACGTCGTATGTGCCGGCCGGGATGGCTGTCTGCCCCGGCACTTTCTTTTCGCGGGTGAGGTCGCGCACGGGGTCCTCGAGGGTGTCGCACACATATGCACCGTCGGCGTAGAGGTGGCCGACGGTGTATGTGCTGCGTGGTGCGGTGCGTTCAAGCCGGAGTTTCATTTGTGAGGAGGGTTCTGGTGGCTGTCATGAAGGCTTCGATGGCTTCCATTATCCCGCAGCGGTCGTTTTCGGCCAGGAAGTAGACGCTCAGCAGGGGGTTGGTGTGGAAGTCGGCCACTCCGATGTTGTCTTCGCCGATGGCGCGGACGGTGCCGGAGTTGACCGAGGTTATGGCGCCGTTTGTCACCACGATTTCGGCCTGGATTGCATAGGTGCGGGCGCTGTCGCCGGCGTTGCTTACGCGCACGGTGCGCGATTCGGTGATTGTCTCTGTTACTTTTACGTTCATTGTGATTAGGTGTTAGGTTGGTTGTTGGTGTTATGTCAATTCTTTCCAGTTGCCGCTTCTCCCTTTGTAGCGTATGCCATCGGTTTCAGAGACTTCGAATATGAAGTCTCCGGTTTCCATGGTTATGCCGCGTTCACGGACGCAGAACCTTGTGAGGCCGAATTTGGCGAGCAATCCGTTGTTGCCTATCACCACAAGGGCGGTGTCGCCTGTGGCTGTGCGGCCTTTTACGGTGGTGCGTACTGTGGGAACGAGTACTTCGCCGCCGCCTTTGCCGTCGCCCGCCAGCCACCATTCCACTCGGTACGTCCCGGCTGCGGGCACGGTGGTGTTGACTATTGCTGTGGAGGTTGCCGATGCGGCGGTGCCGCGGACGGGGGCTGTCACGGTGGTTATGGCCGTGTTTGTGGTATCATCGACAACAGCAGCCACGAGGTTGCCGGTCAGTGGTTGTGCGGGCGCTGCGGATGTTATTTCGGCTTTGACGACCAGTTCTATGCGCATTCCTTTCTGGAGTTCTTTGAGTTCAAGGCTGTTCGGAACTATAAGGCCGAATGTCCAGGCGGTTGAGACGGCACCCTGTGCCGTGGTGTGTTTCACCAGCGTTGTGGCCAAGGGCTTTGACACGCTTACCGGATTTATGCTGGTGGCGCTGAGCAGGTAGTCGGAGATGGGGGTGTCGGCCACGCGGAGGTGTGTCTGCCCGTCGGAGCCGAACATTTTAAGTCCTTCATAGTCGAGGATGAGGTTGTCGCCCACTTCCATGCGCCTTTCCTCGAAGCGGACGGTGTTGTGTGCGGCATATACGCTGCCGTCGTGGCGGAGGGCGAAGGCTGCGCCGTCGCTCTCATAGGCGGCATCGCGGAGTGGACCACCACCCCAGATTGCGATGCTGCGCCCGGAGTTGGCAATGCCGTTGATGCCTGCGGTCACGCGACGTGTGCCGTCGGTCTGAGGTACTCCAGCTTGTATCAGTGATGCGAGCATCAGTCCTGCCTCCATGGTGTTGCCATGTGTCAGCGCCTGGCGAAGATAGCCGGTGTCTTTAGATGATGCGCTCCAGGCTGTGGCCTTGTTGCCGCGCTCGACCTTCCATGAGTTGATGTAGAAAGAGCCGTTGCGCTGCACCTTGGCCGCGATTCCGACCGTGGTGGCGTCCGTGGGTATGTAGACCTTGCCGGAGATGAACACCCACTTTCCCTCCACAAGGACGTCTTTAGTGGCTATGGTGACTTCTTTGAAATCGGCGAGGTTTGTCACCGCATTCAGCTGCCACCCGCCGTCGATTCCCGCGAGGTTGTCGGTGTACACATATCCGCTGAACATGTGCACCTCACCGGGGGTGTATCCGTCGAAGTACTGGAGTACGGTGCCCCAGGTGTCCTGCTGCGCTCCGGAGATATGGAAGTGCGCGCTTTTGCGTCCGAGGTGGTCATATGCCGCGTCCGCGTTGAAGTCCACACAACCGCTGTCGGCGGGATATGTGCGCCAGTGAAGGCTGCCGTCGATGAAGTCGGAGTTGCGCAGCAGGTTCTCGCCACCTATGGCGAGACCTCTGGCGTCGGCGATTACGAAGATTCTCTCACGGTCGAGCATCGTGCTGCCGTCGTAGAGGGTGAACACCACCGCCTCGACCTCTTCGGTAACGGCTATGGCGGGGCTTGTACCGTTGGTCAGTGTGACAGGGTGTTCGTAGCTGTCGATTCCGATCCGCTGGTATTTGAGCTGCCGTTCTCCGGTGAGCACCGGTGTGTTTGCCCCGGTTGTCTTGTACACCTTGCAGCTTACGGCGTTGGTGGAAAGATGTCCGTTGGCGTCGATGGTTATGTTGTTGACCGAGGGCATGAGCTTGTAGATTACCGCCGGAGAGCCATCGGCGCCCGGTCTGACCTTGTAGACGGACATTATGGTGGTGAGCGTAACACTGCCGACCCTGGCCTGCACCGTTATCTCGGCGGTATCGGCCTCCATGCCGCGGAGCGTTATAGCCCCTTTGTCGGATATGTCGGCGAATATCCCCGAGGTCTGGGGTATGGAATACGACACTCCGCTGGTGAGCCTGGTGCCGCCTTTGTAGACGCTCGCATTTGCCGGTGGCGGGTAGCTGATTGGTGTGCCGGCGGCGTTGCATGCCACTGCAGCGACCTCGTTGTCGATGTCGAGGCGGTAGACGTCGCTGCCGGCGGCACCGGTGTCGCCGGTGAGCCTCACCGCTTTGTCCCACTTGGCGGGCACAGTGGCCGGAGGCACGACCAGACCGCTGCGCATCCACACGTATTCCCCGGGCGGGGCGGTCATGGGGGCGTCGCTCCATCCGCTGGTCGGCTCATTTAGGGTGTCAGTACTCTTGGCCCACTGGAACTTGCGCCACTTGCCGTCGGCGCCCACCATCTCCGAGGCTGCCGGCGACCACGTGGCGTCCGTTCCCTTGCAGACTTTGAGGGCGCGGTACTTCTCGGTAGTGGTCTCTGTCACCGTCGCGAGGTTCGCATTGGATATGTATATGCCGAACTTGGCGGCATTCTGCGGGATGGTGATTGTCACCGAACTGCGCCCCTGGGTGCCGGCCGCTATGTTGTTGCCGTAGAAGTTGCCCAGGCGCGTGGAGCCGGCATCGTTGATGGCCACATAGACGCGCAGGCCTTTGGTGGAAAGGCTCTTCACATCCACCGATACTGTCATGGTGTCGCCAGGAGCCAGGCCGACGGATTCCAGGGTCTTGTAAAGACCTATCACCGTGCCCTCGTACTTGCTCACACTTATATCCTTCCACGTGTCCGGGTCGGTGCCGGTGAGCAAGTTGGGCGCATATCCGGGGCCGGTGAATCTCATGCCGTCACTCCAGGTTTTGCCACCATCGGCAGATGTGCGCATCCACAAGTCGCCCGTTGTAAACGTGGGGTGCCAGTTGCTGCCGTCGGCGGAGTATTGTGCCAGGACGGAAGTGCCCGGGGTACCAGGTGTGCCTCTGAGCGACAACGACCAGGAGAACTTGCGGGTGAACTGTTTGCCGTCGACGGTTACGGAGACAGTGAGGACGCCCCGCCTGGTTTTCATTACCGGCGTTACGGATACGGTGAATCCGGCGTTGACCGTGCCGTCGCCGGTCTTTGAAACCGACATACCCGCCGGCATGCCGCTTATGGAGTCTATTGTGGCTGCCACCTGCGTGGCGCCCTTGTAGGCAATGATTTCGGAGGACGCGCTGCCGGACACAGCTTTCTCGGTGTCGCCTTCGAAGATGTGCGATTCGTTGGTGAGGATTATGGAATAGGCATCGCTGTCGGTCGGCGCCGGAGTCCATACCGGGGCGCTGTTGTGGCCCCGCTCGAGCTTTATGCGGTCGATGCGCGAGACGCCGGACTGCTCCGAGTTGAGTGTGTATATATTCACATATCTGGATGTGGCTCCGGCTGCGTTTTTCCACGTGAACTGTCTATGGTAGACGCCCTCCGACACCTTTTGGAGCGTGGCGAGGGGCACATTGCCGCCCGAATTGTATGCCACGAAGGCGTTTTTTGTGGCGGCGAGTTCACCCCAGATTGTAATGGTCATCGGCTCGCCTACTGCGGGGGCTTCCGCAAGGTCGTATTTGGCAATCCGGTAATTGCTGTTTTCTACAGTTTTCCCCGTTTCGCAGAGCAGGTTCTCGGTGTAGCTGGCGCCGTCGGTGCCCTGCAGCGAGAGCGACCATGAGAACACCCGGTCGAACCTGGTGCCGTCGACGGTCACGGGCACTGTCAGCGTGCCCTGGCGCTGTGTGAGGGTGCCGGTGACATTGACCTTGAACGCTCCCGGCGCGGTGGCCGTCGGCTGCACGATGCCGCTCACCGACATTCCCGCCGGAGCGCCGGTGATGCTGCCTATGGTGGCCGCCACGCGCTGATTACCCTTGAACACCAGCACCCCGCAGTCGGTCGCTGCCGGCAACGCCTTTTCGGTGTCTCCCTCGAATGTGTGGCTCTCGTTGGTGAGCAGCACGGTATACGCATCCGCTCCGGCTGCGCCGTCTGCACCGGGTTTGCCATAATATAGCGGCAGGGGCGTGCGCACACATATACGAGTCGAGCTGTCTATGCGCGTTATCGTCCCAATGAAATAGCAGTCCGTCCCGATGTCGTTTATTCGCGCCTGTATGATAGCCGTATCGCCCACCTTGGCGCCATGCAGAGCATCCACAGTCCAGCCGTTGTACTCGTTTGTTGAGCCGAGCCACGATTCCCACTGCGACAGCGGCACGTTGTAGGTAGTCTGAAATGCTATAGTAGAAGAGCCATTTGTTCCGTTGCTGCCGCTGCTCACCTTCGCTATGGTCACTTCGTCATACACATTACCCGACGTGCAGCGCAGGGTTATGCTCTTGGCCGTACCCCATATCGAGGCATTGTGCCCCAGCGCGTATGTCGCCGCAGTCGCTCCGCTTATATTGGTAAACGCCGACTGAGTAGGAGTCTTGTAGCTCCACTGATAGCCGGTCGTGCCCTGCAGTGTCGCCGCCAGGGTTATGCTGCCCGGTCCGACCAGAGTGGCGAAGTCGTCCTCATAGGTGAACACCTGCTCGCCGGCAATCCTCACACTCCTGGCCGGCGCCGCGTTGGCGCCGCTCGACACCTTGATAATCGTGACCTCGTCGTACACGCCATCGACAGTGCAGCGCACTGTCACGCTCCGGGACTGGCCTATGACCGCGCCGGCAGGAGTCAGCTCTATTGTCGGTGTCCTGTCGCCAAGTTCGGTGAAAGCCGTCTGTCCGGCCTGCTTGTAGCTCCAGTGGTACACGGGATTGCCGATGCCCTGCACAGAGGCGGTGAGAGTGATTTTCGATGGCCCCGTAAGGCTGGCGAAATCATTTTCGTAGGTGAACACCCGGGCGTCGGAGTTGACCGTGACAGTCTTTGCCGATATGCCGTCCTCGCCCTGCAGCCGTGCCCACTCGTATTTTCTGAAATCCGTGCTGTCGTCGGCCTTGTCGTCCTTGTAGATGCCGATGTATCTCGCACCTTCGAACATCGTTGTCGAGAAGCCCGTGACCGACGTGGGGCGCGGCAACTGGCCAGCAATGTCCGAGGCGTATGCCAGATGCAGCCCGGCGATGGAGGTCTCGCCGTCCGAACCGATTCGTGATACCGAATAACTCTTCACCACAGTGCCGTCGGAGTACTTCACCTCCGTCTTGCACCACAGATAATCGCCCGGCCCCACTCCGGCGGCGCCGAGGGATGTATATATGAACGCAGAGTCGGCTGGCTGCGTGGCTACGGTGGTTTTCGCGTAGGTGACACTCTGCGACTCTATAAGAAACTCCCCGTTGGCATCCATGTCGAATGTCGTGGCATAGGCCAGATACCAGTCCACGGGCGCTTCCTCCGTGCCGTAGACAGGGCCGGTCAGATATATGTGGCCAAAAGTGCCGAATACCGTCTGGCTGCCGTTGTCGGGGATATCCGCTATCCGGAACTTAAGCATATACTCCTCCCACTTTCCCGTGCCGGCGTTGGGCGTGAGCCATTCCACCTTGGCCCCGTTAGCGGGCGTTCCGATATTGTTATGGCCAAATGCCAGGGTGTGTCTCACGGGGATTCTGGCCACAAACCGCTGGATGAACGTGGCGCTCGCGCGGGCCTGCGTAACCTGATAGAATCCTCCCAGCCCCGGCTTCAGCTCCCCGATGCTGCGGATGCGCATCACCTTGCCGCTGTCGTTGGGCGCGGCGGCATCGTCGATGCGCGTTACTGTCAGAGTACCGGGGCTGGGGTGACTGTAAGGGAATACCTTGTTGCTGCCCTTCTTGAACGTCGGGTCGTTGTACAGCATCTTGCCGTTGCCCCATGCCGTGCCGTCGGCGCCGTTTTCCCCCAGACGGCTCACGGCGTATGTGGTGGTGCTGTCGCCGTTGTCGTATCCCACTCTGGTGCGGCTCCACAGATACTGGCCTGCAGCCAGCGACGGCACATCCGCCAGTGTGAACGTGGCGTCCGCCGGCTGCGTGGCAGTGTGAACCGTCGAATACCTCACCTCCGTGGATGTCACCGACACGCTTTTGCCGTTTGCTCCCTGGATGCACGTGGGGTCCGAGAACGAAGCAGAGCCGTCGCCGCGGCGCACATAGGTGGTCTGCCAGATATAGCGCCCTTCCTGCCACTCCGGAGCCGTAGCAGCCCATCCACGGGCATCGGCGATCAGACCGTTGGGGTCGAGAGTCGGCAGCGACGGCGCATCCTGCTGCGACGGCGAAGTGTGCGAGATATACAGTGCCTCGGTGTTGGAAACAATCACCTCGCCGAGCGTACGGTCATTGCCGCTGCCGTCGTCGTAGGTGGATTCCGCGGAGATACGTCCGGCCACCCTCAGCCCGTCGTCCTGGGTGTATTCAAGGAACTGCCTGGCTCCCGAGGCGCCCAGACGGAAAAACACCTTCCCGGTAACAGCGTCTCTGCCGAACGCCACCACCGCCTTGCCGGCCAGGGAAAAAGAGTTTATGCCGCTGAACAGCTTCATGCTCGGGGCGTCGGCGTCAACCGTCGAGAACACCATCGCCGCCTGGCGGGTGACATCGCTGCGGCTGCCCAACTGGCATATCTCGTCGCCGGCCACCGGCACATCGCTGCCTGCCTCGCAGTCAATCTTGGAAAGATCTATATATCCGTAGTGGTTGCCGTTATTGTCGGCACGGGCCTCGTTGACAACAGCGGTCACCAGACGCCAGTAGCGGCGGTTGGAAACCTTGCCGGAAGTCCCTTCCCGGGCGTTGAACACCTGCGCTATAGCCTGGTCGCCCACCTCGAACCCGCACTTGGTCCTGTCGCCGTCCTGCTCCGAAAGAAACCAGCAGCGCCAGGCTCCGGGCGTCTCCTCCACCCCGGTGCACTTTACGCCGCCGCCGGGAGTGATGTACTGCTTCCCGGCCAGCACACCGGCCTTGATTATGGTAAGTTCCTCGAAAAAAGCCCGCACACGCACATACAGACGCGCCACCTCGGCAAACGAATCCCCTTTGGCATCCATCCCGAAAATGCCTCCGCTCGCGCCGGGCTCATAATTCCCGGCCTGGAAAGCCTTTGTGGTCTTTACCACCTCCTGCGACACAAGACCTTTCAGGAAAGTGACAAGTCCTTTGGCTGTGTCGTCGTGCTGGCGACTCAGAAACAGGTCGCGTATCGGGCTGTCCGAATCCAGGTCAAAAGCTGTCCGGGCATGATCGGCTTCCTGCGCATGCTCCGCCTCATTTGCGTTACCGGCATTTTTGGCGTATATAGCCAAATCTGCCTCCGCCGCGTGCGCAGCTTCCTTGACTACACCACCGGTGTTATAGCCATTACCATTAGTGGCTATTCCGCTATTGCCTCTGTTATTCTTAGGCTTCTTAATCAGTTTTACATCAATCATCCCAAACCTCCTTTATTGTTATTTCGGCATAGCCTTCGATAAGATTCCGACTGATGCCCTGCACATAGAATTCTTTATTATCCATAGCCGGATGCCGGTAGTGGTTGAACGGCTCAGCGACTCCGAAACGGTCGTCGAGCTTCTGCACCATCTGTATGCGTGGCTTGTGGTACTCTGTGTAATAGCTGTCGACATAGAGCTGTTCGGCTTTCGCCTGTTTCTGCCTGGTATGGTCGTATATTGTCAATAGCCCGTAGCCCGTGGATAGATCTAACGGCGTGGATAATTTGACCGTATCAGTCACACCTAACTGCCGGCACTCGGACAGTGTCAATGCGCTGCTGATCTCGAACTCTATGTCATCTTTCCGATTTACAAAGTTTTCGCGCGTATCGCTCATATAGACTATGTCGTTATCGCCGGTATTGTTTATCAATCCGTTGTCGCTGTAAATCTTTACCTCGAAGGATTTCATAAAGATGCTGCTTACATGAGCCAGCAGAGGCACGGAATTTTCTTGCCACTTTTCGCGTCTGAACCACGTGGGATGCCGACGGGTGACTTCGCCCCACATGGAATTGACCGGGCCTAAAATCATGAATCGAACCGCACCGCTCAACTTGTCGCTTTTGCGAACCGGTATGGCTATGCCCCGGGCATCGATACCCAGGTTGAAACTGATGTTGTTTTGCAAGTCGAATTCGGTGCCTATCAGTTTATCGCCTATTTTGGGGTCGAAGCCGATTGTGAAACATTGCTGGTAATACTCATCATCATCGGCGCACTGTTCGCGCGTCTTATATTTTTGCCAGGTGAAATCGGATATCTGGCCACTGGTGCCGGTTTCCACCACACATCGGTCGCCGATTATAAGCATACAAGCCAACACCGCGACTTTTGAAATCCTGTCTGTTCCATTGCCAATCGCACTATACCTGAATTCGTACTGTTGCGGGCCGGTTTCGGTAAACGGTACCAATCCGCGCGCGGTGCTCTGGTCCCATACAGGCTCGGCAAATGGAGTGGCGGCCTTATAGTATTTGTGGGTATAATACCGGCCATCCTCATTTGTGCGGCTCGGCACCGTCCTGTGCCACACCGCAGGATAAGGCGACTTGTCCCATATCTCAGCATCATGCAGAGGTTTGTAGTCACCGGTAAAATCCATAACAGGATTTAGCACAACTTTACCGGAGAGCACTATATAATTGGTTGTATCGGAATCGGACGGTGAGTATATGCACCCGGATGTACCTCCGCTATACACAGCACACGGGGCGCTGTTTCTAAGGCTGGTTTCGGTGGGATATGTTTTCTGTTCATCGTCCAATCCGTTACCATTCACGCTCACCACCAGATAGTCGACCATATCAATCTTAGACACCGGGGCATTGTCCGTATGATCGAATTTATTCTCTACCTTGCCTAAAGATATGATAGCCGCGCATGATGTCTTCGGCATAAGGTTCGGCAAAACCTGCTGGGCCACATTGTTCCGGCAATATTTATCAATTAAATCCGCCCCAGTTCCTGCCTCCGGGAAAGTCCAGTCAGGATTATTCCTTACCTGGAGATACCAGTCTGTGACAACACTCCCCGGATACCAGCCGTTGTAGATATCATGGCACATGTCGAAAAAAGCTTTATAGGCGTTTTCGCCTTCTCCATCCGACGATAATTCCGTAAGATACTTCTGCTTGTTGGAATAAGGCGACACCAAGGCATTATCGTCCAACGGGCTTTCTATAACGCTATCGATGCTTTCGACCTTGCAGGTCAGCAGTATCTGGTTGTAAACCTCGCCTATACTTATGGTAGTGTCTGTAGACGCCACATTATCCGCTCCGAATGAGATGCTGTTTTTGGCGGTATTCAAGGATGCATTTGTGGTCAGCCCGCGCCATGCTATGGCGCTGTCGCTTTTCACGCTCTCCCATGAAAAGATATAGAACTGCAGACCGTCCTGCACGATATGCAGATTAAGGTATTTCAGTATCGACTCCAATACCTTGTCCTGGTACCACACATTGTCTTCTTCGCCGCCTAAAAACAGAAGTTCCGATATGGCCAGCTGCGAAAATATGCCATAGCGGTCGGAGTCTGCGGTCAAAGCTTTGCTGCCGTCGTAATAATACTGTGTGCCGCCGGCTCCGGTGATGTCTATACCTGCGCATGCGCCGTTGAGAATCTCGCCGACAATCTCGCTGAATACACGCTGTCCGGCTTCGGCCTTGATTGCTTCGTAGAGCACGCCCAATCCGCCAACATTACGATATCTGGAGTATTGCAATGCTGAAAGCACGTCGATGCAGGATATTTCCAGTTCGTCGTAAATTTCGTTATATCCCTGCGAATATGTCTGCGGCTCGATAAATCCGGCGAAAACACATCTGTCGCCTTTGAATATATTTACCACGGCCTCCATGCATGATGTGCAGAACAGATCCGGGATAAAGTCGCGGGTCAGCAGACGGATGGTCGCCTGGCTACGCAGCAGGTGGTCGAAAGTATCATTGACACAGCTTTCGATTTCCACAGGGTTGACAGTGAAATATACGCCGCTATTCCCATCGCCTATCTCAAGTTGCCGCACGCGGCTGTTCCCGGTTACGATATGCACCGTAACCGTTTCACCCAACTGAGTTAAAAAACTTCCATAAAGATACATGGCGATTATATTTTAATATTCGTGCGCCGTCCGGATTTGCTTGATATCCGTGTTTCATTTGCCAGCACGCATACGATATCACGACCGGAGGCGCGGAGCGTGCCGCCGATAATCACCGGCTCACCTACTGGATTGAGCATGCCGCGCAGCCTGTCGAGCGGTGCCACCACTTCCGGGTTGCTCGACGCTCCGGCATACTCGCCGATAAGCCCGACAGTAGGACCGCTGACAATGCCGCCGTTGGCAAACGCCGGAAGTCCCTTTACAGCCGAAACCATCGATGTAAGCTGGGCAAGACCCGTGGCGGCGAAAGCGATCCAGCCGAGCGGACCCAATGCCGCACCCTGGGCTGTCGCTTCGGCGTAACCCGAAACCATTGTCGCTATCGCCTGAGCCATAGTTCCGGCAACATCGAGTTCCGGTATCTCCAGGGCATTGCCAAGACCGCTTATCGATGCTCCTAACTGACCTACGGCATCCGCCATGCCTTTTGTCGACCTCCCGGCCTTATCGCCCATGTCGACGAAGGCATCGGACACATCTTCAATAACGGGCTTTATCTTCGCGATATCAGTCTCCAGTGTCGTGTCCAAACCAGGCAATATGTCCGGCCTGTCGGGAACTTCCGGAAACTTGTAGCTAAACTCTATCTGGTGTTTTTTATCTTCGAGTTCGCGTAGTTCCTTATACAGTTCGGTGCGGCGACCGGCATCTACCTCGAAATTCAATTTGGCGGTAACGGTTCTGATCTGATTGTCGAGGTCGGCAATGGAGCCAACGGGCGCATTTTGCCCGGAGGCATTTCCGTTCTGTTCCGGACGCCGCATATCATTGGGACGCGTATCGCTGCCTCTGACACTGAATGTGATTCCGGCGGCTTCTTCCATTGCCGCTTTTATCTGCTCTTTCAGGTGTTCGATTTTAGCGCTTTCCTCCTCTATCATGGCGTCGAACTGCTCTTTCGGAGACGATCCGACAATCTCGATTGGTCCGTACCTTGGTATGACCTCGCCGCCAATTCGCTGATATCTGATTACGCCGGTTGTGGTTTCGCGTTTTTCGCTATGCACCCGTTCATTGCCGGCTTCATCGTAAGTCGCATCGTGGATTTCCTGCTCCTTTTGCGCTATCTGGTTAGCCAACATTCGCGTCCGGGCCTCTATGACCATTTGCCGGCAATACGCCTCACTGTTGGATATAAGCGCGTTATACCAGTCGGCCACACTGGAGAAATATCCCATGGTTTCGCCATAGGTATTATTCATTTCCGACACAAGCCTTCTCTCCTGCTCTTTGGTGCCGTTGAATTCCCTAAGCTTGCCGATGTTGAGCTCGAGCGCGGCACGGGTCTGGGTGAGCGTCGACGCTTCCTGCTGGCGCAGTTGCTCCAGCTGTTCGGCCTCACGCCTGGCTCTTTGCTCCGCGTCGATAAGGTCGTTGGTGGCGTCGGCGGCATCGTCGGTAGCATTAACGAAATATTCAATAACAGCGGTGACTGCCGCGATAGCTATGCCTACACCAGTAGTAATAAGCAACCCGCGCAGCGCAATCTTAAAAGCTGTGGCGCTATATGCACCACTTTTAAGAGAGGCACTGAACACACGTACCATAGCGGCGGATGATTTACTGCTAAGCCCTAATGAAGTCATCACCACACTCCCAAGTTTGGCGCGTGCGGCCACTAAGGTCTGCTGTATATTGAGCTGCTTGAATGTCGTTATAAGGATGGCTGCACTCGAGGTGGTGCTGAGCAGTCCGGCAGAGAAATCGATGTAGGGCTTGGCGGCGGATGTGAAACCCGAAACAACATCGGTAATCGCCGCCCATTGGCTGCGCAGCATAAGGTTTACGGCCTCGCCGGGGCTGCTCATTTCTTCAAAGGCGGCATCCATCGTTCCGGCGCTGTTTACCATGTTGGCGACATTTTGGGTAAACTTGTCGGCCAGCTCACCCTGCAAGGGTATCAGCGCGCGAAGGGCCTCGGCACTGCCGAACAGTTTGCTGTACACCTCCTGCTCCAGCGCTCCGGTAGCCTGGGCGTATGCCTTCACACTGCCATCCAGCAGTTTCAGGAAATTCTGAAAACCTCCGGCGCATTTAATGGCTGCGGCATCGAACTGTATGCCCATGTTGGCGGCCATTTCCGCAGCCTCGCTGCTGGGCTTGACCAGCGCGGTGAATATGGCAGCAAGCTGAGTGGAAACCTCGGCGGTGTTGCCGCTCACTCCAGTAAGAGTGGCGAAGGAACCCAGAAGCTCTTCTATAGACACATCCAGTGTTGCCGCGTTGCCTGTGACTCTCGGCAGAGCCTGCGCCAGCTGCTCGAATGAGGTTACGCCGTTTTTGGCTGTAAGCTGTATTTTGTCCTGAATGTCGGCCGCCGCGCTCCATTCAAGGCCGTAGTTTTTGATAACTGTGGAGGTTACGCCGACAACCTTGTTGATGTCGGCCAGACCGCCCACCGCCGACCGCGCCGAGGTGTTCAGAAACTCTATCCAGTTATTTTCCGGCACGCCGTTGGATATGGTCTGGTAGAGACCGTTGGCCAGCTGGTCGCGGGCTATGGGTATCTCCTTGGCAAGGTCGGCCACTTCGCCTTTGAGCCGATTGAAACCTGCGCTGTTCTTTCCGGCCATTGTGTTGGCCTCGCGCATGGCTTTGTTGAAGTCCTCGCTCTCGCGGGTGATGGCATTCAGTGAGTTGCTGATCTGGTTTACGGCGCTGTCGACGCTTTGCAGCCCCTGAACGGCGGCACTCCAGTTGATCAGCGACTTTTTCAGCGTCTCCGTCTGCTCAAGTGTGGACGCAAAGACAGTGCGCAGACCATTGGCGTCGCGGGCAATAGCCTTGAAGCCTTTGCCGTCGGCGTCCATTCTGAATGTAACTGATATGGTGCTGTCTTTAGCCATGCGGTCTACTGGTTTATCTGGTCGCCAAGGCGGCGCGCCACTTCCTCGAATCTTTTTCGCTTTTGTTCGGCGGTGAGCTCCGGAGCCTCGCTTTCGATATTCTGTTTTTTCTTATCCCACGGCAGCGGCAGAAGCTGCCTGGGTGTTATTCTCTTTTTCACATGTGGCTGTATGATTATCGCTGCTACCGTCCGGGCGCGCTCCCAGGCATCGCGGTTCTGCCCCCGGGACATTTCGCGCCATGCCTTGCAGATGCTTTCAAACTCACCGAAAGTGCACTTGCAGAAATCATCGTACGACATCCCGATACAGCCCACGGCAATGCCTAAGAGGTCGTAGACACCTGCCGGCGTTTCCTTTTTTTTTCACCGGCAACTCCATCGGCCGACTCGGCTCCGGCGCTTATCGCCTGGTTCCACTTCACCATCTCTTCCAGAGAAAGACTGTCGGCGAAGTCCATCAGCGACATGTCGAACGGTATGCTCTCGCGCTTTGCCGCCGAGGCCACACAGCACCACAGATATGTGCACAGGTCGCTGAAACTTGTAGGCTCGATTTCGTTAATCTCACGACCGGTTTCCTGCCTGAAACGCAGCATAGCCCCCATAGTAGGACTACAGGGATATGCCTTGTCGTTTATGGTTATCTCGATGCGTTTCATGCTGGGGTTGCGTCGGGTTCGGGAATTTCGGTGATGGCGCTTTCGTCCAGAATGTCGGGTTCACCGTCGTTTTCGAATTTCGCGCTGTAGGTGGAATCGTCCTGCGCAGGGTCGGTACGGTCCAGAGACGACACCACGAAATCACCTTTGATGTAGGGCTTTTCGCTGTTTTCGCGCTCCATACATTTTAATTTCACACTCTTTCCGGCTTTCCACGCTGCCACCAGAGCTTTGTAGCCTGTTTCGCTCTCGCCGTAGAATACAAGGCCGTCCACCGATACAGAGATGCTCAGCCCTACCACACTCTTTCCTTTCCACAGCCCTGCGGAAATTGGTTTCGAGGCCTTGGGCTTTACCGCCCGGTCTTTGATTTCGCTGGTCATGTTGGTAGTATGGGTGGTACTGTGCCCCACGGCCTTGTCACCGACACATACCAGCATGTCGCTACCGTTGCAGTAACCTTTTTTTGTTGTAGCCATATAGTAAATGTTTATTATTTGTTAAAACCCGATTTATACGCATTGGAATATCGGCGCTGATAACTTTTCACGCCGCTCTATATTTTCACGCAGAACACCAGCTGCTGCACAAAGGCATCGTCCTGGTAGGCTTCCTCGCTGTCGATCAGATAGCATGAGCGCAGACGCATGCCGTCGTGCTCGGCGCTAATATGGTCCAGTGCTGCGCGTACAGCCTCGGCCAGCTCCACACCCTCGCCATATCGTCCGGTAAAGCAGATCACCTCCATCAGTATTTCGTCCGCGCCGGGCAGCCCGCTTTTCTGCGGATTGGACGACAGGGAGGCGCGGCGGTACAGGATATATGGCAATTCGGCACTGTCAGTCGCCACCGGGAAAATCTTGTTGGTCCTTGCGGTCACTTCGGCATCCTCCTGCAATATGGCACGGATAATTGCCCCGGCGCTTAATGATGTTTTAGGTACAGCCATATTTCCTCGCTACTTTTGTTACACTGTCGATTATTTCTTTCCGCAGACTGTCGGTAACGCTGTCGCGCACCTCGTCGGCGGCCTTCTGCAAGAATCCATAGCGCTTCATGCGCCCTGTGGGGTGGCCTTTGCGCGTGCGGATGAAAAAACGTGTCCGGTTCTTTGTGTGCCGGAGGGCTGTGCCCTCCTCCGCCCATATCAACACCGGCTTTTTAAGGCCTCTGCGGTTTTTATGGAATCCGTACTCCTTGCCGCTCCTACCGGCCTTTTTAGTGCCGACAGTAACCCGGAATCCGGCCTTGCGCTTAAACACAATGGCTCGCACACCCCGCTCCAAATCCTTGTCGGAACGGATGCTGCCGCGCAGGTTGTTTATGGCGGTCTTGCGCACCAGGTTAGCCTGGCGGCGAAAGGCCCCTTTGAGGGCTTTCAGCCGCTTTTGGGTATCCATCGCGGCAAAGAGCCGCTGCAGATTAGCGTCGTCGTATTGAAAATCTTTCGCCATAGACTATTTGTTCACACGTTCGCAGACCAGTGTTTTCATGCCGCGGTCGATATTCGGTATAATATTGGTGACAGTGTACTCGTGGCCACCCAACTGCCGGACACGCCAGTTCTCTTTCACCGGATGAGCATCGCGGATGTTGAACTCGGCACGATAGTCGGGGAAATGCTCGCCGACTTCCTCACTGCGGCTGCCGCTCGTTTTCACACGTTCGGCGGCTACTGTGCGAAATTCACGATAGCTTGGAGTGTCCTCCCCGAAACTGCCGGTATCGCTGACAGGTTCCAGCAGCACCAGCCTGTACTTCATTCTACCGGCCTGCATCGCCAACAAGTTTTCGGTACGGTTTAACCAAGGTCTGCAGCGAGTCCGGCACCTGATGCATCTGCACGCTGCTGACACTCTCGCGCTGGTTGTACCAGTGCGCGGCCAGCATCATCACAGCGTGCTTCAAAGGTGTGGGGAACTCACCGGCATTGCCTTCGGCCAGCTCCTGCACGCTACGGTTGGTGGCGGTGATTACCGACACCTCGGCTGCTTCCAGCAGGTGCGCCAGATATTCGTCGTCGTCGGCGAAATCGTCGGCTCTAACGTGCTTTTTGAACAGTGCCAGACTCACTACAGCCATATTGGAAATTATGCGCCGGCGGTTGCCACCTTGCCCACCACGAACGCCTCATCGTAGAGGGTGACTGTGGCAAAATGCGAGTTAAGCACGAAGTCGGTCGAATTCTGGCGGAGCAGCGTATAGGGATCGACGGCAATGCTCATAGGGCCGAAGAAACCGGAAGCCTGATAGCTCCAGTCGCCGAAGCCGATATAGCCCTCGCCGATATAGGGTGTTGTGAATATCGGGGAGCCCAGAAGCATGCCGTTCTCTACCAGAAAACGACCACTGCCGGCATCGACCTTCACATCTTCGAGTTCGGTCTTCATGTCTTCGGTCATTACCCAGCAGGGCGCAATGAGCTTGATGCCGGTCTTCGACACACTGGCGCGCATTTTAAGCAGCTCCTTGCGTGTGGGCAGAGTGCCGGCAAAGGATATGAGCCTGTCGGGGGCTGCTGCCGCGACAAACGGGCCCACCACTTTTTTGTTTTTCACACTGCTGCTGTCGTTGGCGTCCTTGTAAGTACCTTCGGTGGTGAACATGGCTTCATTCACAGCCTCAACAACAGCATTGGGCATCTCCTCGCGGACAACAGATTCCACGATGCCCTCGCTCGATTCGAGCTCTTCGCGGGTTACGGGTATAGCCAGGCCGAGCCGCACGGGCTTGGTGTCGAGTTTGGAGAAGTCGATTTTGGCGTCGACAAGTCGCTCACCTTCTCCGGCCCATTGGGCGACGGCCTTGCCGTGACGCGGCCAACGGAGTTTACCGGCGACAAGGCCGGTCATGACTTTAATGCCCACCTTGTCGTATATCAGACCTGCACGCAGAGGCTTGAGCATGTCCTCTTCCTGAACTGGAATTATGCCGGTGTCCTCCACCCCCGCTGTGGTCATCAGTTCGCGCACAAGCACGATGTTCGCCTCGGCCTTCTGGCGCAGCAGAAGTTCGCGGAGTCGCTCGTCGTTATTGCCGGCAGGCTCATCGAACTGCCGCGCCATACTGGCCGCCTGCATTTTCATTTGCAGCAGCTGGTTTTCGCGTGTGAGCACCTTGAACTCTGTGTCCTCGGCCTCGGTACGTTCGCGCTGCTCTTTTTCGCAGGTTTCGGCAATTTCGCCGATACGGTCGCAGTTGACCTGGTACTTGTTGACCAGCTCCCGCACGTTCAGCTTTTCTTTTTTCTTTCCTTTCATTACTGAAACTCTTTGGATGTTAAAATATTATATTAGCTTCTGCGCGGCAGCGCGGCGCATTTCACGCATCTGCTTACGCATTTTTTCTCTGTCGGGTATATTTTTTTCGTGGATGGCAATCTCCTCATCACGCAGTCCGGCGGTGAACTCGCGCGCCTCTACCGATGTGTCGGGATAGGCCGGGTCGGCCGCCAGCGTGAAATCATACACGCCGGTTACTGCCTTCACAGTATAAGTTATCTGAGCGATGCCGTTCACCATCTTTACCGTGCGTTCAACAAAATCACTGTCCCAATATCGGGTAGTGAACGCGAAGCTACAGCCGGAAATATCACCACGGCTAACCAGTTCCAGAGCCTCGTCGCCGTTAGGCGATTTAGGAAGTTTCAGATTAAAACCTACGCCTTTCTCGTCGACGAAATACTCCAGCGTGCCGATGCCCTTGTTGCTGCGGCCTAAAATCAGTTGCCGGTCGTGGTACATGGTAAATTTGATGTCGCAGCCGTCGAGCAGTTCCTTGGTTATGGCTTCCGGAGCTATGACTTCGCGCGCCTCGCTGTCCTCGTCGCTCCACAACGGCGCCGACGGGGTGTTGTACAGGATTGCGTAGCCGGTTATCGTACGACCGGAAGGTTCGCCCTCACCAGCCTCGCGCACGCGCAGTTCCGCGCAGTCGATACGCAGTGTGCGCCTTACCTCGGTGTCTTTATTCCTTTTGGTGGTCATCGTCGTTATCTTTGTTTTCGGCTGCTTCCTGCTGCTGAGGCCGGACGCCGATTTCGTTAATGCCCCGCAGGTTGGCCGACACCATTACTGTGTCGCCGCCGCCGACCGGCGCCAGATTGTTCAATCTGCGCACCTCGTTAACGGTGGTGCCTATCTGCAAAAGCCGGGCGCCGTAATTCATCATGCCATTGAGGTCGCATGCGAATAATTCGCGGCGATCGAATTTGAATTTATATCTGCGGCATAGCGACGGAGCTATAAGCTTACGGCGCAGCTCTATCTCTATGTTGCGCAGCAGAGAATTAAGTGTATGACTCAGAAAATCCACATCGGCCTGCTCTACGGTCTTGTAGTTATTGCTGGTGTCGGCATATACAAACGTGGGCGGCACGCTGAAAAAGCGGCAGATTTCAATTACGGTGAATTTGCGGCTTTCCAGAAACTGCATGTCGGTGGAACTCAGCGAAATCTGCTTGAAATCCACCTGCCCCGGAAGGCTCACAATCCTTTCGCCACCTTGGAAACGGCTGTCCAGACTCTCGGCGGTTTCAGCCAGCTGTTTGTCCTGATATTCGCCGAAGCCACGCACACTGTTGTCGTTGGATACGAAGCCGCGCACATTGCCACCATTGGCAAAACGGTTCTGTGTTTCACGGTCGCCGGCCGCGGCGGTACTCATCGCCTGCCTGGCATAGGAAAGCACACTGACGCCCTTTTTGCTGTTGCGCAGTGTCAGCCCCTTTATATGGATAATTTCATACTCCTCATAACGCCCACTGATTCCATTATCAATGTCGCTTATGTCGTAGCTGTCGTTGATGGTGTCGTGCGCCACAGTGCCGCGCCCGCACAGAACCAGCCGGTCCAGTTCCATGCTCGTCGGATTATAGACAGGCACTATGTAGGCGTTGCCGTCCAGCAGCAGTTCCTGCACCACCTGCCGCCAGAAGTCGAAAGCGTTTACTGCATAGTCCGGCTGGACGTTCAGCAGATAGTCGAGACGTGCGTTGTCGACTTCCGTAAAAATGCCATCCTTGCGCTTGAGATATTGCAGCGGAAGGTTGGCCACACTCTCGCTGAGCAGCTTGACACAGCGGAAAACAGTAGCCACGCACATGGCGGCAGAGTCGCCGTATATCAAGAGCGACGTAGCCCCGATGCGTGGAACATAGGAGGGTGCGCCACTTTTAGTTTCGCGCTTGAAATAGTTTACTATATGCTGCCAGAAGCCCATTGCACGTTATTGTCAATGCGCAAAGATAGCCCAATTTTCAAGCGATTAAAAATTTGACCTACAGCGCGTTACCTTCCTTTTTATTCCTTTGTTCCGCGCCCTTTCCCTTGTTTTACGATGTCTTCCTTTGCCGCATCGACATTAACTATCTTTAACCAAAATAGCACCCTATCCTCGCGGACTGGAACAGACATAAAAAAAAACGGGGCTGTGTCGTAATTGATGTTTTACGACACAGCCCCGCCGGGAGTCGGACTCTGTAGATGGACGATGAGAAATGAACTACAGATTATCCGACAATATTTGAATTTCGTATGCTATGGTATCGAGGGCATCTTTTAACTTCCGGCGCTCGTCGGCGGTGAAGCAGTCGGGCTTGCCGTTCTTTATGTCGTGGTTAAGCTTATGGCACAGCCATGAGCGGGAGCGCCCAAAGAAACGCTCGGCGATATAGGACACTTTCAGGACTTTCATAATATCCTGCTCCCTGAGGTCTAACACCCGCTTATCGGCGCCCAATCCACGATGGCGTACCACTGCTTCATCGGCGAGCCTCTGCCCTTCTTCCGACTCGGCCCGCTCCATAATCTCTTTAATCAATTCTTCGTCTGCCATATAGTAGCAATGTTTTTTAATAAGAACCTCTCCCTCTTTCGAGGGAGGGTTCTTTGATTTTAGGTGTCATGGCTTTAGACTCTTGTCAGTTCTTTGACTATCGCCCTGATGGTGTCGCGGAGGATTCGTTTGTCGCTCTTATCAGTCATTCGGCGGAAGTTGAGCAGCAACCTTACTACCTCGATAATTCTCAATTTGAATTTCTCATCGTCCATTTTGAAAATCTTTCGGTTAAACAATATGTTAATTATCTCTTGTTCCTTTGAACACTACAAAGATAGTCAACAATTGTTGATTATGCAAATATTTCAGCTTCTTTTTTCAAAAAAAATTCACCTGCCTTCACCTCGAAAAATCGATGAACAGACGCATGGCCATCAGCTTGGTTATAACGCCGTCGATTTTCTGCGTCTGCTTCCGCTTGACTGGTTTACAGTTCTCCAGCTTGTCAGTGTCCAGTATTGCGTTGCCGAAACAGTAGTAGTTTATCGGATTGTCGTTGATGAATATGTGACCGGTCTTGACTCCGTGCTCGAAGCTTTCCACCGGAGCGGTGAAATTGCCATATGTCTGTTTTACTCCCGACAGCACGTTGCCGGCACCCGAAGCCGCCAGCATGTTAATAACCTCTTGACTTTTCCACGGGTCGTAGCCGATGCCCAGAATGCGCACCAATTTATTCAGATACAGCACATAACTCACGATTACGCGATAATCGATAACATCGCCAGGGGTAAGTTTCAGATAGCCCTTTTCCGCCCATATGCGGTACATTCTTTCATTTGGGTGACCCGCCAGAGCGCCTTCCGGGAAAAAGTATGCCGTATGGAAATGGAAATTCTTGCGTGCGATATCGTACATTCCCATTGTGATTGCGCTGAAGTCGTCGCTTTCCGAGAGGTCAATGGCCACCATGGCGTCGGGGCGGCCGGCAATGGCATCCAGTGGCATAGGCCTGGCTATACTTCTTGCCAGTGTGCTACTTATCCAGCTGCGTTGCTCGTTCTCGGCATATATGTTCAGCAACTTTGTGCGGAATGCCAGCATGGCGTCGGCTCCGTTTCGGATGGCGTTTTTATATTCCTGCCGGTAATATTTCATACTGACAGTAACATCCATATGCGGCTGCACCTTTCGCCATGTATCTTCAGAATCCTCCGGGTCGTCCAGATCCGGCTCAAAAATGTGGGCGAACAGGCTGTCGTCCTCAAACTCGCCAAGCAAAACCGACTTATAGCCCTGCAGCATTTCGTAGAACGGTCCGTCGAAAACGTCGCTGGCCGTTGTGATAATCACTGTCAGTGGATTTTCGCGCACGCCCATGGAGGTTGTGAGCACAGTGAGCAGGCTGTTGTCGCGCGCCTGGCTGAACTCGTCCATAATAACCGTGCTGGCGTTCAAACCATCCTTTGTCCGGGCATTGGCTGTGAGACACTGGGCGAATGCGGTGCGGTCGGGGCGCTTGCTTTTAATGGTCTGTTCATTGACCGTGTAGCGGCGCTCCACTGGATCCAACTTCCGCACGCACCCACGTATCACATCGAAGCATTTTTTTGCCTGGTCGTTGCTGTTGGCGCAGGTGTAGCTCTCGGCGTTGGCATCGCCATAGAGTAAATCGTCGACAGCCAGCGCTGCGCATGAGGTGGTTTTACTGAACTTGCGGGGCACATACAGAGCAACTTCGCGCACTACTCTGCAGCCATCATGCCAAAAGCCGTAGATATTGGCGAACTGGAATGTCTGCACCGGAGTGAGCTTATATTTCTGCAGTCCGAATTTGCCCGGGAAATGCAGATTTTCGTACAAGGTAAAAAAACGCTGCACCTCTGTGGCATTGATGCCGTATTTGTCGGCCATGCGGAAAAAGCGCATAACCGCCAACTGCTCGTAGAGGTTATGCGCTTCGGGATTACGCGCCACCTCCGCAACGTAGCTCACCAGCCTTGCGTCGATCTCACTCAACCGGTAGTCTGATATCGGCACGACTGCCAGTTTTGCCGTTACATCGGTTTTGGCCTGGCGTAATTTGTCCTTTTCCTCCTCTGTCATACTGCAGGATCGATGGCATCACGTTTAACGATGTTCGGTTTTCTACGACCAGCGTTCTTTACTTTCTTGGTCAGCTCTATCATCGGGTCGTCCTCGTCGGTGCCGGTCAGCTCCTCGGCTGTCAGCCCCAAGGCTTTCATCTGCCGGGTGACACTGTCCTGCGCATCCTTCTGGATTTTAAATACCGGATGTGGCGCCAGTGTCTCATTGCCATAGCGCGATGTGGCTGTTATGGTGGTACTCTCCAGTCCGTCGATTTCGTCGTTGGCCAAATCGAGCGTGCGCAGGGCGCCGGCCAGCGACAGAATTTGCGCACCCAGACTCCGGCTATATTTGCCGT